AACGACTCATTAGTAGCAACACGACCAATAGATATGCCGAATAACGGATACGCAAACCCTAGATAGATATGGCAACAGCATTATTCATAAAGAGACAGGATTTAGTACGAAACAGCATCTTAGATGGGAATGTTGATACTGACAAGTTTATACAGTTTATTAAAATCGCTCAAGAGATTCACATTCGTAACTATCTAGGAACTGATTTATACAACAAGATCAGCGCAGACATTATTGCAGGCACACTAAGCGGAGACTACTTAGAACTAGTTAATACTTATATTCAACCAATGCTTATTCACTATGCACTAGTGGACTATTTACCATTTGCAGCTTATCAGATTAAAAACGGAGGGGTATTCAAACACTCATCAGAAAACGCTGAGACAGCAACAAAAGATGAAATAGACTTCTTAGTACAAAAAGAAAGAGATATTGCTGAGTACTACACAAGAAGGTTTGTCGATTATATGTCGTTCAACCAAGAGTCGTTCCCTGAGTATTACACAAACTCTAATGACGATATTCACCCTGATACTAATGCAACATTTAACGGATGGGTATTATAAAAAAAGAAAAGAACTCTATGAGTTCGGGATATAAACCAAAAAATCAGAACGTACTAAAACTAGAAAGGTTCTTAAAACAAAAAGATGGCAAATTCAATAAACTGGGGTAGTTATTACTGCGTAAGTTGGTGGGGAGATGTGTCTAACACAGCTAGTGTGGACATTCCAAGCCAACCTGCTTGTTTTGCAAGTTACATAGTATCTATTAGCTAATGAACACTTGGGGTAAAATATATGAATCAACGTGGTGGGGAAACCCGCAACAAACAGGATGGGGTAGTTCTTACTATTCTATTGCAAACCCTGTTACCCCTAGTACAGCTTGGAGTTTGATAACCAGTTTATGGAAAAACGAAACAAGAACATATTCAGAAATATAAATCAAAATAAATGGGAAGTTTAGCAAACGAAACAATCTCGAGTACCTATGATGGACTCATAAAAACAAACGATGAGCAGCCATTACCCGCATCGGGGGTGAGATTGCTTCAAGATGGATCAGGAAACAACTCTGCGCTATCTATTGGTCAAGCCAATCAAGGTGCTACTGTTACAGGTACATTGACTGCGACAGCGTTCTCTGGAGATTTAACAGGAGATGTTACAGGCGATCTTACGGGAAGTGTATTAACCGCAGCACAGACTAACATTACAAGCGTTGGAACACTCTCTTCTTTAACTGTTAGTGGTGCATTAAACGGAACATTAAGCACAGCATCGCAACCAAATATCACTTCGGTAGGTACGTTATCTTCTTTAGCAGTAAGTGGAAACTTAACAGTAGATACAGATACACTATATGTAGATGCTACAAATAATAGAGTGGGTATTGGTACGAGTAGTCCTGCCTATAAGGTTGATGCTCAAGAAAGTGGTGTCGTTGCAAGATTTGCGGCAACAAACGGAAACAATAATCAAATTGCATTTTCAAACGCAGCAAATGCAGCAGCACAATTCTATGTAGGTTCACCTTCATCAAATTCTTTACAATTTTCTGATTCAAGTGGAACGGAAAGAATGCGCATTGAAAGTGGGGGTTATGTAAGAATAAATCAGGCTACTACAAGCTATTCTTTAAACGTAAGAGAAGATAATGGTAGTTTGGTTTATCTTGAAAGAGTAGTTAGTGGAACATCGTATTTGAGTAGAATTTATATGGGTACTCCGAATCTATATATTGATTCAGGAGGTACGGGAGGTGTTCAATTAACTAATGGGGCAACCTCTTGGACATCGGCATCTGATATAAATTTGAAAAAGGATATAGTTGAATTATCTAATGTTTTAGATAAAATAGACAACAAAAGATGTGTGTCTTATAGATTGAAATCTCAGGATTTCGAACAAAAGAATATAGGATTTATTGCTCAAGATTGGGAAGATGATTTTCCTGAAGTTGTAAATGTTAATGATATAGATGGTACACTTGGAATGGCTTACACGGAAACTATCCCTATATTATTGAAAGCAATACAAGAACTAAAAGCAGAAATAGAAACACTTAAATCACAAATAAACGCTTAATTTAGTAAAGAAATAAATTCTTTATTATGAGTAAAATTACAGAAGAAGAGTTAGCTCAACTCAATGAACAAGAGCAAAAAAAAGCAGCAATCTTTCAGGACATTGGTTTGCTAGAAACAAGAAAACACCAACTGCTTCACGCATTGGATACTGTTTTAGAAGAGCAGAATAAAACCAAAACAGTCTTAGAAGATAAATACGGTAAGATAAGCGTTGAATTAAAAGACGGTTCTTACACCCCTATCGAAGAATAATTAAACGGGGGGCTTTGCCCCCTTTTTTACACTATGGCGATTGACGTTTCTAAAATACCCAACAATAGTAAGTTTGATCCTGTAAGAGAGGCTCTATTAGATTTACAAGACGAGATAGGGAGTGGTGTAGCAGGAGTAAGTAGTGTAAACAGTCAAACTGGTGCAGTAAGTATAGCTGCGGGAAGTAATGTATCTATTACTACTAGTAGTGGTGTTATTACTATTTCTTCTACTGCATCGGGAGGTTCTTTAGATGGTGCTTTAACTTTAGCAGCAGGAGATGGTATTTCTTTGTCCTCTCCCTCAGTATTTGATGGTTCTACTGATCTTACTGTAACAATAACCAATAGCGACAGACCTAATGATGGTACTTTAAGCATCTTAACGGGTGCGGGTATCGAAGTTGCATCGGGTACTACTTGGTCGGCAGAAACAACAACGTGGAGTACACAGAATAGAACTTGGTCTCAATCGGTAGGATCATCATTCTCTGCTAACCAATTAGGAGACTCAAATATCACCATAATACACGGAGACACTTCGGATGTAGCTGACGTAACAAATGCAGGTGGTAATGTTCTACAATCTGTTCAATTTGATGACTTTGGACACGTTATAGATATTTATTCTACAAACTTAGATACTAGATATCTTGCTTTCAAGAACGTATATACTGAAGATGACGATAATACTCTTGTTGCAGATGCTTATAACGACACACTCACTTTAAGTGGAAGTCCAAGTGTTAGTGTAACATCAGACGTATCTACTGACACGGTAACATTCTCTCTTAGCTTAAATGATATATCCTTTGACGAAGATGGGAATAGAATTGCTAGAGGGTTATTATACTATCAACAATCAGGCACTCCAATCGCTGCTGATAAACCTGATGGTACTTTTGACTTTACTACTTATACGATTAATCTAACAGGAGGAAACGCTTCTGATTGGTCAGAGAATCCACCACAATCGGGAAGTCCTTCTGTAACTCTATATGTACTAAGATACGAATCAATAGACACAGGAGGAGGTACAACCGATGCTAGAGCAGTAGATTTTGGAGATATTCAAGAGGCTACTGGATTTGAAGCACCAGTTACTTTCTCAGATTTCACTTCAGGTGGTAGAACTATCATTGATGGAGGTAGAATACAAACAGGATCAGTATCTAGTAATGGATTTGTTGCGGGTAGTACTGCGACAGATTATTCAACAGAAGGTACTAAGATATTCTTAGAGGGTAACGGTCAAAACTATGCGGGTGATATTATATCTGAGCAATTTAGAATAGTAAATGGTAGTGCTTTCTTTAAGGGTTCTGTAACAGTTGGTACTGTTGAACTTACAGAGTCTAATACATTAAACTCAAATACAACAGCAGGCGATGTTAGTGGTTTAGGTGATTTAGCAACATTAGACACCATAGACTCTACCTATGTAACTAATTTAGGATTACTAGCCACACTTAACTCAATAGATTCTACCTATGTTACAGACTTAGGTGCTTTAGCTACTCAAAACACAGTAACAACAGGACAGGTTACAGGGCTTGGTGCAATCGCATTATTAAATCAAATAGATGCCACCAATAGTTCACAAATTAGCGGACTAGGTTCTTTAGCATTAGCTTCAGTTGTAAGTACATCACAAATTACGGGATTGGGTGCTTTAGCAACTCAAGATCAAGTAGATGCTGCCACAGAGGTTATAGGTCTTGGTGGATTAGCGTTTGCAAACACAGTAGATGCTACAAGTAATGTATTGAATTTGGGTACGTTGGCTTTATTGAATAATATCAATCTAAGCTATATTACTAATGCGGGTGCTTTTGCAGCTTTAGATCAGATAAATTCAGGTAATGCTACTACTTATATAGGTGGTGGTGCTATTGTAACTAATTTAATAGCAGCCGAAGCTGTGGTCGCTGAAAAGATAGCAGTTGAAGATTTAGCAGCAGACACCGCTTTTATGAATAAACTTCTTGCTACGGATGGTACATTCACAGGTACACTACAAGCAGGACAAGTTACAGTCACAGATAACGAAATTACTTTAAATGCCACCACATCTTACGCTGCTGTTGGTGAGGTAATCTTTAACAATGACTTTGGTAATATGGTAGCTAATATGAGGGCTACTAATTATGGTTCTAATGAGGTTACTATTGCTGCGTATGTTTCGGGAACTACTAAGGGAGATCAGCTTATACTTGCTAGTAATAGATTCTACTTAGGTCGCAGTAGTGGATCGTTTGTAGAAGAGGGTACGGGTGGTACAGCAGGATTTTTAAGATTATACGGATTAAACGGAATCATATTAGTAAGCCTCACCACGATTACTGGGGTAAGTTCTAATACCTATGTAAATCCAACTACCAACAGAATTTATAGAGTAACCTCATCGAGAAGATATAAAACAAACATTGAGGACTACACTAAAGGTATAGAGGATTTACAGAAACTAAGACCTGTAACATTTGTAGATATAAACTCTGCTGAAAATGGTAACGATAAACTTTATTCAGGATTTATAGCTGAGGAAGTTCACGATGCAGGATTAGAGGAATATGTAGAATACAATGAGAATAATGAGCCTGAATCAGTACACTATCAGAATATGGTAGCACTACTCACTAAAGCAGTTCAAGAGCAACAGGCGCAAATTGAAAAATTAACACAAGAAATTGAAGAATTAAAAACTAAAATTTAACGTAAGCACGTTATATAGATATACACTCAACGACAATGGACAATAAAATCTCATTCATCGCAGGATACATTTTAACAGCAGCTACAACCATTACCGCAGCAGGGATACTTAACGCAATAGTATTAGGTTTACTGGGTGGGTTCTTTGGTATTATTGGTAAAGAGGCTTATTACTATACTAGAGACAAAGTAAAATCAGTACTACCTAAGGCTAAATCTTGGATGTCTTTTAAATGGTCTGAGGTTAAAAAAAAGATAAATGACATCACCAAAGCTAAATGATGACAGTTCTTTATCTATTAATATCAAATGGTTAATTCAAATCATTATATTAGTAGGTACTGCTGTGTATTTATACTTTGGTCTTGAGAACAGAATAGCGAATAATGAAGGAGAAATATCAAGTCTAAGATATAACCAAAACACTTATGTCTTTCCTGATATTAGGGTGTTAGAGAATGAGGTTATAGACTTCAAACTAGAGCGTGAAAGAGTACGCAAAGATATTCAGCGACTAAGAGAAATAGTAAACGAGAAATAAATGAGAATACTTATCCTAATTGCAGCCTTAGTGCTATCTAGCTGTGCCAGTAATAGAGTCGTCTATGAGAAGGACATTACTGATACAACTAAATGGCTAGAGTCAAGTGAGGATAACCCAATTATTAATGTCATTCAGAAGCATTATGCCAACAATGATGTTGAGGTTATCATCAAAAAAAAACTAACGACTGATTATGTAAAATTAAGGTTAAGCAAGACAGGAAGATCGATCTCTAAGACTACTATTAAGAATCAATGAAGATCACAGAACACATTACCTACGCAGAAGCGTGTCATTCTTACACAGCTAAAAAGTTGGGTATTCCTAATGTACCTAACGAATATGAGATGTGGAATATGGTGGTTCTAGGAACTTATATATTTGAGCCACTTAGACAATGGGTAGGGGGTGCTATTAAGATCAATTCATTTTTCAGAAGTAGAGAGTTAAACAAAGCCATAGGCGGGGCTTCTAAATCACAGCATTGTGAAGGTAGGGCGATTGATATTGATGACTGCTATGGTCATAAGACTAACGCAGAAATGTTTGAATACATTAAAGCTAACCTTGATTACGATCAGCTTATATGGGAGTTCGGAGATGACTCAAATCCTGATTGGGTTCATATATCGTATGTGGATCAAGATTCGAACAGAAAAAGAAATCTAAGAGCATATAGAGAAAACGGAGGAACTGTATATAAAGAGATATGAAAAAGCCATTTAAAGACACGGTAGTAGGAAAATTACTAGGAAAAGCAAAAGGCTTACTTCCTGAGAGCGGTGTTTTAGGTGTTTTAAAGAATGTTATTGATACAGATGATACTTTGACACCTGAAGAAAAAGAAGAAGCACACAGAGCCTTAATAGAGGCTTATAAAGCTGAGGTAGCCGATAGAGATTCTGCAAGACAAAGAGAAGTTGGAGTTGCACAATCAGGTAAGAAGGATTACTTGATGTTCATTACTGGAATGGTAGGGTTGCTTTCTTTTATTTTTGTGGTTTATGCTACGGTATATGTGCCAAGTGTTTTAGACAATGATCTATTCGTTCATTTGATGGGTATGATTGAAGGTGTGGTTGTGAGTAATTTATTTGCTTACTATTTTGGTACATCAATGAAAGATTCAAAATAAATAGTTATTATTGCGTTGTAGTTTATGCGTCTAACAACTCGATTCGGCTACAACTTAAAAGGTACTAGAATGGGGAATATACAAAGTACCACCTCAACCGAAAGCTAAACGAGGGTATATACTTCACAGGAGAAGTGGAATTAGTGAGCGTGTTTAACCTGTTAAAGATACGCACCCGTATGTGTCCGAACATCTCAAGGAAGCATATATATGGGTATGGTACAGTAGGGCAACCTATACCCATTAGTGAACCGACAAACTCAGAAAGCATATATAACTTATAACTATAAATACTTACAACTATGTCTGAACCATTACTGCAAGAGTTAGTAAACGAAATTATAAAAAATGAAACACTAACCATCAAGCAGAAAAAGGATAAGTTGTTTGAGATTGATTCCATTATGTACACTAAACTGGGTACAGATTCCACAAAGACTGAAAGAGAAGATACAAAGAGAAAGAGCAGAGTAATTTATAGAGGCATCAGAGAAATTGATTTTTACTTAGGATGTGCTTTATTAAGAACTCAAGATGATAAGAAGAAAGCCCAATAGGACTAAGAAACCTGCACCAAAGAAACCATCACGATCTAAGATAGTTCAGAAGCTAGATACAGTATTCTCGCTATACATAAGAACTAAGAACTCTAAAAACGGAGTATGTACTTGTTGTACCTGTGGTCGTAAGTACGAAATCAAAAGGATTCAGAACGGACACTTTATGAGTAGAAAGCATTATTCTACTCGGTGGGATGAAAAGAACTGCGCACCTCAATGTTTTGGTTGTAATGTGGGTGGACAAGGGCAACAGTTCTTATATGCTAAATACATAGACGATACTTATGGAGAAGGAACTGCTGATGAGTTGTTACAGAAAAGCAGAGAGATCGTTAAATTCTCTACACACGAACTAGAAGAGATGATTGAATACTATCAACAAGAGTTGAAAAGATTATCACACTAAACACCAATAAATAACTACATTTACAACAGATGTCTTAATCTGTCTTTGTTTGTATCTGAAGGGGGTAGCCGTAAAAAAGTTACTCCCTTTTTTTATTTACACTTGTGTATATCATTTTTTTGTGTAAATTTGAAAGTATCATAAAATTACATACAATGGCAGAAAAAGTACAAAACCCCCAAATCGCAGATTTAGAAAACCTCTATCACCTTGAGGGAATGTCTGAATCAGAAATGTTTAACAGAGGATTAATTCCTTTTGAAGTAAGTGAGAAAATCCGCAACAGAACTTGCTTCTACAAAAACGATGAATACAGACTCACACTAGAAGGCGGAAAACTAGTGTTACATATCTTTGAGAACGAAAAAAAAGAGTACTATGAATTATATTGAAGATATGCTAAACCTAAGAGAAGCTGAAGTTACTGCTCTTAGAATCGAAAATGATGGATTAAAAAAACAAATCGAAAAACTCAACATCGAGATCATTAATTTACAAATCAAAAACCAACAATTAGAAGATGCAATTAACAGGTAGAATTACCCAAGTAGAACCCTCAGGAACGTGGTCGAACGGTCAGAGGACTTTTAACAAATTCAGAGTTTCATTTGCTAATGGAGATATTTTATCTTTCTTAGCTGTGAATGATTTTAAACCTCAAGTGGGAGAGACAATCAACTACGAGAAGAATCCGCAACACGGAACAGGTAAACTAGTAAGAGACCAACAACAGAATTACAACAATCAGTCTCCTAAAAAATCAGAAGATACTCAGACTTATATCATACGACAATCTATGATTAAAGCTGCAATAGATTATCACTCAGGACAACCTGCTGATCTATCAACAATAATGAACACCGCAAGAGAATTAATTAATTTCGTACACAATGGCTAAAGAACTAGTAAATGGATTATTCGCTAAAGAAGGCGAAGTAGATTTTGTAATCACAAGATTAAATATCAAAGTAGAAGAGTTCAATCAATTTCTAGCAGATAAAAAGAATGTGATTAAAGAGAACAACGGATGGATAAAAATGGATATACTTAAATCAAGAAGTGGTAAATTGTACGCATCGTATAACGATTGGAAGCCACAGAAGCAAGTAACAACAGCCGATCACTCTCCTGACAGAGAAGATGACGGATTACCATTCTAAAACTATGGGGGGCTAACCACCCCCCTTTTTTAATACAACCAATGATAGTAAGCATAAAAGACACCCTAGATACATTAAACTTAGTAAGAACAGGACAACTAAAAGAAGGATTAAAATTAGGAATAGAAGAAATAGACACTTACATACGCTTTAAGCCAAATGACTTCAACATCATATTAGGACACGCAAACGTAGGTAAGACTCAGACAATACTATACTTAATGTTCTTGTACGCACTAAAACATAATCTAAAATGGTTAGTATTCTCAAGCGAGAACAAACCCTATCAACTATACAAGAAGCTATTGGAGTTTGATACTGGGCTACCCATTAATAAGATTCCTGAGGATCAGCTTAAAAGGAGACTCATTAAAATATCTCAGAATTTTCAGCTTATTGATCCTAACGAACTATACACTTACAAAACACTATTAGCAGAAGCAAAGAAGATTAAAGAGAAATACAGCTATGATGGATTCTTAATCGATCCGTACAACTCTTTAGTTATAGACACAATGTCTGCTAAACTTGGTAAACACGAATACGATTATCTAGCTTCAACTGAGATGCGACAATTCTGTAATGAAGAGAACTGTTCTATATGGTTAAATGCTCACGCTAGTACAGAGGCACTTAGAAAACAACATCCTGCTCAACACGAATACGCAGGACATCCTATGCCACCTATGGCTTCAGATATTGAAGGAGGGGGTAAGTGGGTGAATAGAAGTGATTCGTTCTTTATTATACACAGATACACGCAGCACGAAACGGATTGGATGTACTCGCACATTCACGTTGCTAAGATAAAAGACATAGATACAGGGGGTAAGCCTACAATAAGAGACTACCCCGTAAGATTAAGATCAATCAAAAACAATGTCGGCTACTCTATCGATGGCAAAAACCTAGTCCAATATATTAAAACAACCCAATGATTATTCAATTCGGCAGCTATAATCTGCACTTTCAACTCGCACCTTTATATGGTGTGTCTGTGGGGTATTTATTCTACACCCCTCATCACGAACCCGATTACAACATAGACGAAGAAGAAGAAGAAGATTACCAAAGACATCAGCTAATGTTATTCATTTTTGCGCTGATTGTTACGGTATGGAAATCTTAGAGAAGCTATTTAAGAAGCATAAAACTTGGTGTGATATAGTAAAGTCTTTTGGTTGTGATCCTGACACAGCAGAGGATATTACACAAGAGATGTACCTGCGTATCGCTAAGGTGGTTGAGAAGGGTACAGACATATCTTTCGGTAACGATGTGAATTACTTTTACATCTTTAGAACTCTTACTAGCATCTTCTTAGACTATAAGAGAAAAGAGAATAAAACAATACACATAGAACTTGAGGAGATTGAAAACAATTACAGGGCAGATGAGTTGGTCGATTATCAGATTCAGTATGAGAAAACACTAGATGCTTTAAGTGAACTGTATTGGTACGACAGAAAGGTGTATGAGATAATTGATTCGGGAGAGTCTATATCGGAACTCAGTAGAAAGACCAACATTAGTTACTACTCACTCTATAATACTTATAAGAAAGTCAAGAAACATTTAAAAAAGAAGCTATGAGAAAATTCTTTTGCATTATCAAACTCGGCACAATGGTTCACGGTCTTACTGAGATCATCACTTTAGGTAACGCTTATGCAGTAGCTTACAGGATAGCTAAACTGTTCGGAAAAGAGGATTGTGGATGTTATCAGCGTGAGTTATTCCTTAATTGCTTAACTTGTAAAGAGGACTGTGATGAATGAGGAAGATTTAAAATTATGGACTGAGATACGACCTAAAAGAACTGCAACCTACTACCAAAGACAGAAGATGGCAGAGTTGATGAGTAAATACTACGGAGTTAAATATCAGGTACCCTGTTCTTGCCCATCAACCATTAAGCAGATCATTAACCAATTAGATAAACTAAATGAGCCTTCAACGAATCAATGACCTAGAACAAGCAATAGTATTAATTCTAAATATGGATGGATGGCAATTAGAATGGTGTGGTGGTGGTTACGACCATTACGATGCAAAAGGTACTACACCAAAGGGCAAAGAATGTGTAATCGAGATGAAATTCAGAAACAAATACTACGAGACCAAGATGCTCGAAAAGTATAAGTACGACAAGATGATGGAGATGGATAAGGATATCATCAAGCTGTACTTTGTGAATGATCCTAAAGCGAACTACACCTTTTGGCTTAATGATATTGTTCTGAGTGAACCAGTCGAGTTACAATGTCCTACTACCACATTGTGGGATCAAGAGAAGAAACCAAAACTCGTTTACCTATTAGAAGAAACACAAGCATCAATAATCACTAATAACTAAGTACAATGACACTAGAAGAAATGATTGTCTTTTACGTAGAATCAGAACCCAACAACTATGAACTGGGTGCTAAGATCAGAAACTATTATAACGAACACTTAAAGAAATAACTATGCCAATTCCTACACCAAAACCAACTGAGAATCAAAAAGACTTCATTAAAAGATGTATGATGGACTCAACAATGATTAACGAGTACCCAAAAACAGATCAACGCTTTGCGGTATGTCAAACTCAATGGGAAGAAAAATAATTTTGCTTATTAACTTTTGTTGATTATATTCGTGGTATGGATAAACTTGAATCATTCAAAGACGTAAAGTACCACGAGGACATTCTATATGCTCTTGGGGTAGTCAAGGAACAGAAGAAGCGTAAACCTTCAGACACCATCGATAAGTTGGGGACTGCTTTAACGGACATCGCTTTTTATGTGAACCACCTGCAACTCACTCGTGAGAATTATGGTGCGATAGTTAGGGAACAGTACACTAAGATTCTAAAACTAAAAGATGAAATCAGAGAACTTAGAGAACAACTCAAGGGATACACAGAAGATGTGGACTTCGATCTACATCCCGAACAAAAGCAAAAAGAATAGATATGGTAACAAGACTGGAGACAGGCATCGTAGTAACTCGAACCAAGAAACGAGGTATTGAGATCATCAGAGCATACACCCCTAGAGAATGGGATTATAGAAAGAAAGCTATGAAGTGGTGGTATTTTGCAAACAA